TCAGGCGGTTTCGGCCGGAGCGAGCGTGGGATAGTCGGTCAGGCCATGGGCCCCGCCGCCATACATCGTGTTCCGGTCGGGCTCTGCCAGAACGGCATCGCGCCGCAGACGCTCGACCAGATCGGGGTTCGAGATGAAGGGCCGCCCGAACGCCACCATGTCGGCCGCCCCGCTTTCGACCGCCGCCAGCGCCGAGGCCCGGTCATAGCCGTTATTGGCGATATAGGGGCCGTCGAACAGCGCCCGCAATTCCGGGATGCCGCGCCCCTCGGGCCAGTCGCGCGGGCCGCCGGTCTGGCCCTCGACCATGTGCAGGAAGGCCAGGCCAAAGCGGTTCAGGCCCGAAATCGCCTGCGAGAACAGCGCGAACGGGTCGCTGTCAGCGATGCCGTTGGCGTTCGAGAACGGGCTCAGCCGCAGCCCGGTCCGGCCCGCGCCGATCTCGTCCGCGACCGCCTCGACCACCTCGAACAGGAACCGGCAGCGGTTCTCGATCGAGCCGCCATAGGCATCGGTCCGATGATTGGTGCCGTCGCGCAGGAACTGGTCGATCAGATAGCCGTTGGCGCCGTGGATCTCGACCCCGTCAAACCCCGCCGCCATCGCATTCGCGGCGGCCTTGCGGTAGTCGCCAAGAACGCGGGCGATCTCGTCCGTCTCCAGCGCGCGCGGTGCCGAGACCGGAGCAAAGCCCTCGGCGGTAAAGGTCTTGACCTCCTCGGCCGGGATCGCCGAGGGCGCAACCGGGGCCTGACCGCCCGGCAGAAGCGAGACATGCGATACCCGCCCGACATGCCAGAGCTGGATCGCGATGCGCCCGCCCGCCGCATGCACGGCATCGGTCACCTTGCGCCAGCGTTCGACCTGCAGGTCCGAATAGATGCCGGGCGTGTCGAGATAGCCCTGCCCCTCGGGCGAGATCTGCGCGCCTTCGGTCACGATCAGCCCGGCGCCGGCGCGCTGGGTGTAATAGGTGACATGCAGGTCGGTTGGGGCCAGCGTGTCATGTTCGGCGCGGTTTCGGGTCAGCGGCGCCATCACGACGCGGTTCGCCAGCGCGATGTCGCCCGCGGCGAAGGGGGTGAAGAGCTTGGGCTCGGTCATGGAAAACGTCCTTTGGCATGCGAAAGCTGCAAGGCGCACCTAGGCATCCCCGGCCACCAGGCAAGAGGCTGCGGCGGGAACACCCCTCTGCGCGGTGACGCACAACCCGGGCCTCAGGCCAATGCCATGGCCTCGTCATTGCCCGGACGGTCGGCGACCCGCGCCGGTCGAGAACGTTGACCGCGAACGCCTCGATCCCGGCCGCGCAATCGTTCCGCAGCACCGCCCGCACCGCGCCAATAGTCCTCGGCGCGTTCGCGCCGGCAACCGGGCTGCGGAAGGGAATCGTCCTGGACAACGGACGAGACGGCACCGGCAAAGCGATGCCCGACCGGTCTGAGCGCACCGGCAGCCGGTCTCCTGGACGGTATGGTTCTGCAGGACCACTATCGAGACCCGGTCATGGCCATTCGCTGCGCGATGTCGCAGCTTCGCGCCTGACCATGACCTGTCGGCGGCGCATCTTCCCGACGTGCTGCAGCCGCGCATTCGGCGGCATCAGAAAGGCTGACGAGATCGTCGAGGAAGTCGAAGAAACCCTCAAGGAGCATGAGGACGGCAAACCCGTCTATCCTTGAGGGAAAGACCGGAGAAAGGCAGTGTCAGCCCGAGGCGCTTCTTCTCGTTGATAGTGCGGACGATCCTGCAGAAGGCGCCGATGTCCTTGTTTGCGGCGTTCGTTGAATACTGCCCGGCCTCGACGCGCTCCCAGAGGGCCTGGCGCCAGTCGAGCCTGTCGTCCTGGGTGATCTGGGAGAGTGGGAGGTCGCCGATATGCTCGATAAAGCTGGCAACCGGTTTCTTTCTGCCGTTCCGCCAGATCCGCATCTGATTGGCGTTCTTTCCATGAGCCACGTCGGCCGCGAGCGTCCAGTAGAGTTCCAGAGCGCGGCTGACGGTGATGGAGGGACGCTCGACGGCGCCGAGCAAGGCGCGAGCCTCGATCATGTCCGGCTGACCGCGGCGATTGCTGATCGCATCGACTCGCTCCAGACGCTCTGTCAGCGGCAGGGAGGCGACGCGCTCGACCGGTATGTACCTGAAACCCTTCTGCTTTGCGAGGTTTCGTGCCGCATCGAACCGCGCTTCGGCGTCGGAGGTATCCCCGGCCAGCCTGGCTTCCCATGCACCAATCTGCATGTCCCAGATGCGGCTGGCCTATTGTTTCGCTTCGGCGAGGCTGTCCGTGCCGAGGGATATGTAGATCTCCCGGCGGCCCTCGACGTCGCCGTCGCGGACCCTCTTGGGGACCTCCTTCCGAAGGTAGTAGGTCCCCTTCTTGCCGCGCTGGACGATTTCCATGCCGGGTCTGCCTTGATCTGCGCCTGCAGGCATTGTCCTGCAGATCGGATCATGGTGGGCAAGCGCGAAACACGGGCAAAAACACCGGCAAAAACGTGGGCAGAAAATGCGAAAGTCTGCGCCGCCTCGCGCATGGCGTCCGTCCATCCCTTTGGTTTCAAGAGGTTGGGATTAACGTGGCAGCTTGATTTTCGGATTTAATGGAGCGGGTGAAGGGAATCGAACCCTCGTCACTTGCTTGGGAAGCAAATGCTCTACCATTGAGCTACACCCGCAGCGTCAACCTGACTACCGTTTCGGCGTCACGGCTTCAAGCCGAAAGTGGCCAGGTTACACGGTTTCGCGGCGCTCAGCTGAGTGGCCCTTGCCTCGAAGGAGGCGTTCGATCCTCGCCTCTGCCAGTTCGGCCAACTCGTTCTCAACCTCGTCCGCCTTTGCCCACAAAGGGAGCGTCTGATCTGCGGGTTCGGCTGCGCCGAGATGGCGGCTTGATCGCTGCGGGGACCGTGGCTCGGGTCTTTCACGGACCATTTCGCGATGTCTTGGCCCGCCGTGTTGGCGGTTTTGCAGATTTCGGGCGGACTCGTCCTCTCGCCATCAGCCGCCGTCGGACCAGGAACAGGTTGCCAAGGGGTACCTGATGCGCGCGCCAGAGGTGAAGCTGCCGGAAAAGAAGGCCCGGCATGCGCCTCCGCTTCATCGAGCCGGGCAAACCAGTCCAGAACGCCTTCGTCGGGTCGTTCATCGGCAAGCTGCGCGACGAATGCCTGAATCTGCACTGGTTCCGCTCGCGGCGCCATGCTCGCGACGAAATCGAATGCTGGCGCCAGCATTACAACACCGAGCGCCCTCATTCCGCGCTCGGCTAGCCGAGAACCCGCGCCATCCGCTTGTGCGCGGGCCTGATGTCTTTGGAGAGAATCCGGGATTTGCGGCCATCTTTGGCGCAAATCTGTGAGGCCTCACGAGTTTCCACTCGTTTCTGTGGATCTGGAATTGGCCTTAACCGATTGATTTAACTTGGTCGGAGTGAGAGGATTCGAACCTCCGGCCCCTGCCTCCCGAAGACATATTCAGGCGATATGTTCGCACGATACCCCCTATTTGCCCCACATTTCGTCCTGTTTCGCGCGATTTCGCAGCCGTAGTTTCTTTGCGGTTTCTTTGCGGTCATCCCGCGTGGTGACCCATGGATGACGCTTCCACCCCCACCAGTTGCTACTGGCTGCGCGACGACGACGGCGCCGAGATCCTGATCCCGATGTGCTGCGGGGCGGCAATAGGCGGCCCGGCGGAGTGCACCTGCAATGTGCCGGAGAGCCGGATCGAGGCGGCAGAACGCGGGCGGGCAGAGGCCGAGGCTCAAGTCCTGCGGCTGAGGGAGGTCCGCGATCATCGCCTGGAAGAACAGGCCAGAATGTGGCGCGAGAACAAGCGCCTGCGCGAGCGGATCTCGGAACTGGAAACCCTGCTGGCTACGAAGGCCAGCTAACTTCGGAGACACCATGAAGCTGAAAGCAAGCCCGGAGAGCATTCGCAAGATCCGAAAGTCGGCGGCGGAGAACCTGCGCAAGGCGCAGCGCGAGCTGACCGCGGCTGGCGATCACGGCACCGCCTATCAGGTCGAGACCATTCTTAAGCGGCTGGATGAGCGCCGGAAGATGGACGCGGATGCAGTAGAGCGCGAGGCCCGTGAACAGCGGGCGATACGCAAGTCGCTTGGCCTGTCCAGCTAACCCCAACGCCCCACAGGGCATGCCGAGGACGATCCCCGCAAACCAGAATCAAACTGAACCCGGAGGCACCATGAACAGAACGATGCAGGGCCTATCGAAGAAGGACCAAGCGGCCCTTCTGGCCCGCGAGAGGAAGCGCAGGCGCAGCGGAGATTGGGGTGATTGGGAAACGCTGGCCTTAATGCCCGGCCAAGCCGGTAGCGGATGGGCGGCATTTATTACGACCGCGCACCGCAACAAGGTTTTCAGCGTCCTCGACAGGCAAGCAGAGGTTGGCGTCAGGCACCTTGCCGTCAGCAGCCTGTCAGGCCAGCGCCCGACATGGCCCGAGATGCAGCGCATCAAGGATGAACTGGCCGGGCCCGAGGCCACGGCGGTCGAGGTCTACCCGCCTCGCGATCAGGTGGTCGATGAGGCCGACATGTTCCACATCTGGGGGCTGCGTGGTCGGCTTCCGTTCGGCCTGCACATTGAAACCATACCGCCTGCGGCAACCGCCCTGCGGCCCCAGTCCAGCTAACACCGCCTAGGAGGTCGAATGTCATTCCGCCACTTCACGCGCAAACCATGCGAACGCTCAAACAGGCCCTGCGGATACTGCGGCACTTGCGAGCGCGAGGCGCGGCGGTTCTCTCGGGAGCATCCGATCAAGAGTCGGATCGAGGAGGTGCTGGCGAGCGGGAAGACCGAATACCACGCGCTCGCAAGGCAGGTCTTCCCTGGCGACATTACGCCCAGAGCGTGGCGCTATAGCAGCCACGGCGGCCCGCCGGGTTGCTACATGGCTCTGAGCAAGGCGATCCGCGAAATGGGGCTCCACGAAGGCTTCGCCGCCCATTCGCGATACGTTTACCCAAAGTCCAGCTAACCCCGGAGGCACCACAGATGTTGAAATATATGGCCGAACATAGCTGGCGCGACGAAATCCGCGCTGTCGAGGTGGATAAGGAAACCGAGTCCAGCGTGTGGATCTCCGGGCGCCGTCGCCCGAAGATCGCGCAGAGCGCGACCTTTCACGACACATGGGACGAAGCCCATGCATATCTGACCGCAATCGCGGATGGCGAGGTCATGCGCTGTCGCAGCGCGCTCGATCACGCGAAATCCCGAGCGGGGAACATCAAGAGGATGAAGCGCCCCGCCGACCAGTCCAACTGACCCCGATCCCACAGGGCAGGCCAAGGAGGGCCTAAGAATGGGCAAGATGCCGCCACGCCACCGCCGAGGGGCAGCGAAGTCACTGCGCCGGATTTGCGAGCGCCTTGGGCTGCCGTTCCGAAAGACGCGGGGACAATCGGCGCCGCCCAGGGAAGATCAGATGATGCCGAAATCGAATTGCACCCACGAACACCCAGGCGACTACATTCTTGACGTCTGGATCTGCGGGCAATGCTGGAGGAAAGTCGGAGAAAGACCGCACAGATATGGGCTTGCTGAAGCCCCTCTAGGTCTAGTTCCGGGCGCTGGGCTCCCTTATCGGCAAGACATCGTGTGGCGTGCCCCACTCGCCGAATGCGACGGGGTCAGGATGAAAGACTTTATCATGGGAATGGCGAGACGCTACATGTACAGATGCCGCGGCCTGACAGAACGCGAAGCCACCGACCACGCGCTGGATTACGTCCGCAGCCTCGGCGTGCCGTTCGGCCATGAAGAGATCATGGGCGACCCGAGCGCGCTGGCCGATGACGACTTGGACTGTTGGGAGCAGGACGAGACAGCCACCAACTGACGGCTCTATCGCCGCACCTGAGCCGCTATATCGGCCACGGCCGCGAGCTTCGCGTTCGCCCTGAGCCGCCCGGTCCTCTCGGCAAGCCCAGCCGCCAGCAATTGCCGCTCCGTCACCGGGGCGGCGCCTTCCCAACCCGGCTCAGGCTCCAGCAGATCCGGCGGTATCACCAGAGAACTACTGCCACACCCGGCCAGCAGCACCGCGCACGCTATCAGCCAAGGGCGCATCTGCGTCTTCTCCAAGATTGGTGACGATTTCGGCCAGCCGGTCGCGGTCTGCCTCGATGGCAGCCAGCTTCTTTAGCGCCTCGCGATGGACGCGCGCCGCCTCTTCATGGCCCCGCACAGCGGCGCGAGCCTCGGCCAGATCGTGGCGCAGGCCCTGCACCCACCAGCCAGCGCCAGCGGCCCCGGCCAGCAGCAGGGCTGCGAGGATCTGGCGCCAGTAGCGAAGGGCCAGCATCACCAGATGCCCAGCATCACAAGGATTTTCGCTGATAGCATTCCGATAATCGCCAGCGCATTGAGAACCAAAATTGCGATGCATGAGACAAGCCCAGCCGCCAGAACGACCGCCAACAAGACCGCGCTGATGCGCAAAGCTATGCCGACCATCACTCAAGCCCCCGCAAGCACAGCGCGCGCTCCGCAGCCCGGCGGTTGACGAGGCCCGGCACGACCTTGCCTCCCGCCTTGTTCCACATCGTGAGCGCATCGCAGGCGCCGGGCAGATCGCCCGCGAGGGCCCGGCGGGACATCGAGGACCGGCAAAAAGCGCCCGATCCGATGTTGTACGCCGCCGACACAAACGCCGCGCGGGTCTCGACCGACAGGGCCTCGGGCAGGCACGGGCGGATCTCGGCCTCGAACTGCGCCACGCGGTCGGCCAGCTTGGTACGGCATTCCTCGGGCGTCGCGGTCTGGCCCGGGCCGACGCCCAGGGTCTCGCCGTAGCAGATCGTCCAGACGCCCACGATATCCTGATAGGACGCGGTGCGCAGGCCTTCCCAAGGCGCGATGACGGCCACAGCAGCGGCGATCACGGCGGCGGCGGCACCACCGGCCGCTTGCTTGCGCGACGGAGCGCGCTTCGGGCGCAGGGCAGCGAGGATGCGGCGGATCATTCGTCGTCCTCCCCAAGTCCGGTCTGGGCGATGACACGGGCCAGCATCGCGGCGGCGGACAGCAGCCCCACGGCCGATGCATAGACCTCGGGCGAGAGCCCCAGCATGTCGGCCGAGACCAGCGAAGCGGCGGCCTCGAGGCCGGACAGGATGACCATGGCGGCCAGAATCCACACCGACCACGCACGGCGCAGCACCGCGCGCCAGTTGGGCACGAGTTTCATTTGGATTGCCCTCCTTGGGCTATGTCAGGGGGTGTTCAGCGCTCGGCGCGGCCTTCCAGCCGGGCCACGCGCTCGCGTGTATCGGCAAGCTCTTCGCGCAGCTTGTCGACCTTCTTGCTGGTCTCTTCCCCGGTCCTCTCGATCCGGGCGAGGCTGGCGGCGATGGCGCTCTCGGCGTGATCGCGCGACGGGCGCGGCCCCCACCGCAGATAGGCTGCGGCGACCGTGCCAAGGGCGGTGAACGCGGCCAGCACCATGCCTTGGACGCCCCCGATCCGGTGCGCCTCCTGGATTACCTCGGTCACCGGATCAGTCATCGTCATACCCCCAGACCGCGCGGCTGAGGTCGCCCAGAGCCAGCCAGAAACACCAGACCCACGCGACACAGAGCGGCGCCGCAGCCAGCGCCCAGGGCAGGCCGAACGGCGTCCCCCAGCACCCGACGATGATCGCCAGCGTGATTGAAACCTGCGCGGCGGCCCCAGCGGTGCGGATCGCCGGGGACCAGCGCCAGCGCCCGTTGATCGCGATGCCAAGGCGGTACAGCGCAGCCGAGACAGCCACCACCGCGCCCCATGCTTCGGCGGGCCACCGGGTGATCCGGTCGCCGTAAAGCTCTGGCGCCATCACGTCGGCGGTGGACGCCAGCCCGCCGATGATGAAGGCCAGCCCGATCCCGATGAAAACCGCGCCCATCAGGCGCTGCTGGCCGCCGTGCTTGCGCAGGCTCTCGCTTTCCGGCGGGCCGTAGATCTGGCGGTGGAGGCAATTTGCTTCGATCATGACTGCCTTCCAATCCGTGCCACCAACCCCGCAGCCATGCCATCGGTCCTGAGCCAGACCAGCACCAGCCCGCCCAGAAGCGCCAGCAGGGTGCGGAGCGCGTTGTCGGTTGCGTCAAGCATCCGATCAGCCGGTGATGTATTCGCGGCGGCGGTAAAGGTGCGCAGTGCCAGTGTTTATCGATAACGGGCTACCTGAAGGGCCGCCACGTAGGGTGTATCTGACGTGCCTGACGCCCCCACTAGAGTGCACCCGGGGGAGCCTTGTAAAGCCGAGCCCGTGCATCATGTTGCTGACGACACTTACCTCCTCCATCAACGTGGTCACGGGTCCGTATGAATTTGAAACAGCGTCAAAAATCTGGTAATAGAGCCCAAAAACGACGCTGGCGGGCGGGGCCAGGTCCATCAAGCGCACTGTGTATTCGTAGCCGTCTTCAAAATCAGGCGTCGTGATGGTCGTCGTGGCTCCACTCGTGGCACGGCTCCAGAAAAGCCCTGTTGCACTATCCCCAACGGTGATCTTGTTGTAGGGGTGCCAGCCGGTGGCGACGACAGGCGCGCCGTCCGCACCTTCGGCAAGGCGTTCGATATCGCCGCCGACAGACGCTGACAGCACCTGACCGGAGACCATGCCGAAGACCGTCGACAGCGGATCGCCCGCTTGGGCGGCGGTCAGCTGCGCCACGCCCTCCGGGGTGAAGCCGCCCGTCGCATAGCTGCCCAGCGTGATCCACGCGCTGTTGGCCTCGTTGCGCATTTTGAGCGCTTTTGCGGTGGTATCGGCCCAGAACATGTTGGGCCATGTCTCTGTCGGCGCAGTTGCTCCGGCATTGTTCGACGCTGTGGCTGCCATCACGCCCTGAAAAAAGGCGAAGGCCTGAGCCTTGGTGTGGGTGATGTTCGGAACATAGGTGGCCTGTGTCATGGGCTCCTCTTGGGTTAGGTCGCGCGGTAGGTGAAGACGGACAGGCGGGTGACGCGCAGCGCATAGTCCTCGCTTTCGACGCTCAGGGCCGCGCGGAACTGGAAGAGACGGCCGTCGAACTCGGCCGCATCGAAGCTTTGCCAAGGCCCCCAAGTCGCGGTGCCGTCGTCATAAAGCCGGACTTGGGTGTCGAGATCGCCATAGGCATCGGCCCCGCCCTGCCAGAATAGCCCATCAGGCGGGGTCCAGAAGGCGGCCGTGCCGGGGCCGAACATCAGATCCTGCCGCTCCTCGATCAGCACCTCGACATCGCTGACCAGCCGCACCGGCCCGGATGTTCCGAGGTTGATGAGGGACGAGAAGTAATAGAGCGCGGAGGTCGCGCCCTCATCTGTCGACAGGACGCCGCCGGTCGCGAAGCAATCCGCCTTGGTCCCGGTAAAGCCCGGCGCCTCGATCCGGGAGGCGACCTCGGTCATCGGCACCAGCGAGGCGGCGCGCAGCGACACCGAAGTCACCGGACCGGGGTTGTCCTTTGCATCATAGGGGCGGGCGAGATAGCTTCCAGTCTTCAGAGGCAGGGTCGCCTCGGTGACACCGCCCGAGACCGCCTTGCCGATCACGACAGAGCTTTGCCAGGTGGCGCCGACCAGTTCGGCCGAGTGCCTGAACTCGATCCGGCCACCCTGCTGCACGTCGAGCGACGGGTGCCGGTCCCAGCGCAGCATCGCCACCGCGCCGCCAGCGGACTGGCCCGAAAGCCCGGTGATCGCGACCGGCGGTGCGTTCTCGCCCAGCACGGCCGAAGCGCCGGAATAGGCCCAATCCGACCACATGCCACGGACGTTGCGCCCGCGCGCGCCGAAGACATAGGTGCCGGGGGCCATGTCGTCGATCAGATCCTCGGCCACGTCCGTGATGCCGCGCACCGTCGCCTCGGCATCGGTGATCGGCCTCCAGGAGAACTGCCAGGCGTCGATAAAGGGGTTGTCGGTCATGGCCGCCAGCCGCACCCGGGTCTTGACCCCGCCGCCGCCGCGCGTCTCGTAAAGCTCCTCGCTCATCGTCGGCGCCGAGACCACTGGCTTGGCGGTCGGCGACGGCAGGGTGGGGATGCCGCCCGCAGGCTTCGGCGTCTCTTCGGAGGTGCGCCAGTCGAAGATTGCGGGACCGGTCTCGATGCAGGTCAGCGTGACCGACACGCCGTCTGGGCCAATCGCAACGGTGCGCGCCAGCACCTCGAACTGCTTGTCGGTCCAGCCTCGGCGCGGGATCGTCACGCGGATATTATCGCCGAGCCGCACGCCCCAGGCCGCCAGCGAACAGGGCAGCACTACCTGTTTCTGCCGTCGCGCCTTCAAAAGCGCCAGCTTCATCAGCCGCTGGCCCCGGGCAAACCCGGTCTCGCCCGGCAGCTCGCCCATATCCATCACCAGCGTTTCGCCATTGTCGGCGGCGCGGTAGGTCTCGCTGTCAAGCACCGGCAGATCTGTGACGACATGTTCGTGCGCGGGGTCGGCGTATTGCGCTTTGACGGTGTTGAACTGTTCCTCGAAGGGGCGCCGCGCCGTGACCCTGATCCCGGCGACAAGCATGTCCTCGGTGACCGTGAACGCGGGCTCTTCCCAAGCGGCCCCGCCGACAGCGAGCTTGCCGCGGTCATAGGACCACCAGCCACCCCAGGCGGACGAGAGCACGTCGAGGTTTTCGGCGGCCGTCGCCTCGGTGTCGAGCACGCCGTTGAAGGCATAGCGGTCCTCGCTCGAGTCGTCAGCGAGCGTGACCTGTTCCTCGCTGACATTCGCCAGCGCGATCAGCGCATCGAGGTCGATATCCTCCTCGGTCCAGCCCGGCCCGCCCCGAAGCTGCGGGGTCAGCATGTAATCGCGCAGGCACAGCGCCGGGTTGGTGCTGTAGCGGGTCTGGCCGTCGCGCGGGTCGAAGACGCGCTTGCCGCGGGCGCGGACCCGGATCTGCGGCGCCCCGCTGGGGAAGATGTCGCGGTCGTAGTTCGCCGCAAAATAGACCCACGCAACGCCACGGCCCCGGTGATCGGCCGTCCACTCCGAGGCCGCAGCAACGTATTCCGCGTCCGCGACCTGATCGTCGGACCCATTGTAGACCTTGAGATAGAAGCGCCCTTTGTAGTCGCTGTCGATCTGGCCCCAATAGTAGGGGTTTCCCGTGCCTGCGGCTGCGTCTGCGGTGTATTGCGCCTCGGTCCAGACCTTCGTCTCGCCCAGCCAGACCTCGACCGCGCCGTCGATCTCGTGACAGGCAAGCGGCATGGCGCTGTGGTAACGGAAATGCGGCTTGCCGCCGAATGTCGTCGTCGAGCGCGCGATGATGGACCCGCCAAGGGTGCGCTCGCCGTAAAGGATCAGCCCGGTGGTGACCGGCTGGATCTTGTTCAGCGTGATCTCGTCGCGGGTGCTGACCTTCGGCTTTTTCTGCATCGCCATCTGGATGCCGGTCAGCGCGAAGGCCAGGGCGGCCTGCCCGAGGATCGCGGTCGCGGTCAGGCCCGCCATCCAGCCGCCAGCCGCCGCACCAAGCGCCGCCACGACGGGCGGCATGGCGCAGGCGGGTCCGGCCAGCGCGATCAGCGCGGTCGTGCAGAGGATCAGTCGACGCACCACGCGGCCTCCGCTGTCAGGACCGGACGGCGCACCAGCCCGGCGGCGCCCAGGTGCAGGGCATAGCGCCCGGTCACCACGCCCATGGCGCCGGGCATCGCCCCTTCGGCCGCCGTCATCACCCAATCGCCCCGCCGGGCCCGGGCGACGGCCACGCGCGGCAGATGCGCGTCGACCAGATCCTCAACGGATCGGTGGCCCAGCTCGACCAGCACCTTGGCGGCCGTGTATTCCGATCCGTAGGCTGGCAGGTCCGGGATCGGATCGGCGCCCGTCATGGCGCGCGCGACGGCCCGGCAGAAGCCCAGACAATCGGCCGTGCCCCATTCGAAGGCGCGGCCCTCCCAATCCCGGATCTCGGCTGCCAGTCGCAATTCCCAGCCTTCGCCCCTCATGGCCGCCCCCATGTGTCTTCCCGGTTCTGGATGGCCTGCACGAGGTCGAAGAAGCGGTCGCCGGGAAAGCGGCGCTGCTGATCCTCGGGCAGGTAATAGAAGGGGTACTTGCGCCCCAGCTCCATGCTGCGCGGCTCCATGCCCAGCGTCGTCGTCGCGGCGTCCGGGCTGTCGTCGCTTTCCATGGTGTCGGCGATGCCCTCCCAGAGCACATCCGCCGTCTCGATCTGGCCCTCGCCGTCGAAGAGCCCGAGCAGGACCGTGACCCGGCGGCGCTGGAACTCTTCCAGCTCGGCCAGCGCGATCACCTCCGGATCGAGCCCGGACAGCGTGATCGACATGCCGGGAATATCGTCCTCGCTTGTGACGCTCGCCTCGCCGATGGACAGCGCCTGCCCGGCCCCGACATAGGTCACGCCGTCCCAGGTGACGCTGCCGTAGCCAGTGAACATGGCAACATCGCCGGTGTCGAACCGGCAGCGCACCAGCAGGCCGAGGGTCCGATCTCCGCTCGCGTCCATCACAGAGCCTCGATCAACGAAAGCGTGCGGGTACGGCGGTGATCGCCGTCCACCTCGTATTCGGTCTCGGGTCCGGCCAGCGCCCAGGTGCCGTAGGGCGCCAGCATCTCGACCGTCTCGCCCAGGATCGCGGCCTCCCTGAGCCTCGGCCAGACCCCGATCTTTTGCGTCTGCGCGACCGTCACAGTCCCGGCGCTGGTCACGATATGCAGGTGCCCGCCGATGGTCAGGTAATCACCGACCACGGCCGCGCTGCCGACCGGGACGACGATCCAGAGCTCTTTTACCCGGGTCGCGGTCGAACTCGACACCGTGGGGTTGGCGGACATCACCCCATAGGGGCCGTCATAGTCCTGCGGGGCCATCTCGAAAGTCCCGGTCACGCCGTCGAGACTGGCAAGCCATGCCTCGACCTCGGCATTCTGACGCCGGTCCAGATGCTTCAGCGTCAGCTCGGCCGCCCACATGCCGCCCATGAAGTCATAGGCGGTCTGCGCGAAGCTGTAGGGCGACTGGACGCGAACGGTGCTTGTGAGCCTGCGCAGCCGGAGCGTGGCGGCCTGGACGGCGGCAGGGACGGTCATTGGCCTCGCCCTCTTACCTTACCGACCCGCGCAGTTCTGGCCTGCGCGATTTGCGCTTCCTCTCGGGCAACCCGGCGCACCGCTTCGGCGATCTGGCGCGGGTCCGCATTGGTCTGCCCCACGCTGACGTAGATATCGCCCATTCGAACAGACCCGCCGCCGCCACTATTGGTGCTGAACGCCCCGTTGGGGATGATTTGGCCTGACATTCTGGGGGTGAAGATCTCCGGCCCCATCTCGCCGACAAGGTAGGATTTCCCGCCAGAGACAGGGCCGCCGGACGCACGGGCGCCAGCGATTCCTTGAGCTATCAGGCCAGCAACCGGCTTGACTGTCCCCGTGCCGCCGCCCGCCGTTGCGAAAAGCCCCGAAAACAGCCCCTCGAAAACTGACCCAAAGGCATTTGAAATCGGCGTGAGGGCGCGGTCGAGAAGGTCGTCAAGCATCCGGTCGGCCAGCGCCGAAATCGCGTCGCCCGCATCTCCGGACCCCTTTATGACATCTCGGAAAAAGCTCTTGAAGCTGGCGCTTGCATATTGGACTTCGCCGCCGACACCAGAGGTAACGGCAGCGCCAGCGGCCCTGGCAGTCTCTGCCGCAGCCTGAAGGTTTCCGGATATCCCGCCCCGGAGGCCATCCATCAAATCCCGGCCGATCCGCATCCACGCGCGCGAAGGCGAGCGCGTTTCGGACTCGTCGCGGATTGCTTCCTCGATGTAATTCGCGGCGTCCCTTGCGGCGGCGGCTGCGTCGGCACCCGCGCCGGACATGCCGATGGCAAGGCCCGCGCCAAGGTCTTCCGCGATGCCTTGGCCCGCACGGCGTCCGGCCTCGGACGCACCGGGCACGCTGAAAATGGTTTTGATCTGATCGGAAAACCAGGTCTTCAGGCCTTCCCATCCCTCAAGGATGCCAGCCTTGATGCCTTCAAGGATGCTGCTGCCGATTTCCCGGGCCGACGTCACGACATCGCGGGCGACCCCCATGATTGCCTGATCGAGCCCGTTGAACCACTCGCGCGCTCCGGCAAGGCCATCGACAATCGACTGCCGGATCTCGGCGATCACCTGCTCATTTTTCTCGCGGTTCTTGGCTCGGGTCTCATCATCCCAGAAGCCTTTCGACCCCTCGCGCATTGCATCTGCAAACGACTTTGCAATCTCTTTCAGCGCGCCTGTGGTTTTCGGAAACCGCTTTGTCAAACTTTCCCACTCAATCGCCGCATAGGCCGCTGCACCAGCCATGGCGCCGAAGCCAAGGACGATAGCCCCGACTGGCGTAGCAAGGGCAGCAAGACCTGTCGCCAGAAGCCCGGCGCCGATAGCCATCGGCCCGATAGCGGCAGCAGCCGCGGCAATGGCCACGCCGATCCGAACGAATTTCGGATCCAGCTGCCCCAGCGCCCCGACCATATTCGTGAAACGGCCGACCAGATCTGTGACCATATCCAACAGGCCGGTATCGGCGATTGTCAGCTGCAGCTCCTGAAACGATGAACTCAGGCGCCGGAGGGCGCCATTCAGGCCCTTCATGCGGGCCTGCGCTTGCTCGGTGGCCGAGGCCTTGTCGATCGCCGCCTTCATCTCATTGATGCCGTCCGCGCCTTCGCGCATCAGGGCCAGCGCCGTCCGGCCGGAGTCCGTGCCGAAAATCGTCGTCACCACGTCCATGCGCCGTTCTTCTGTCAGGCCGGAAAGCTTGTCCTGAAGCTCCTGCGCGATCTCGGCCATGGATCGCATGTTCCCCTCGGCGTCGAAGAACTGAAATCCGAGGTTCTGAATTTCAGCCGCTGCCGTGGAGGACACCGGGACCAAGCGCTGAACGAAGTTCTTGAAGCTGGTGCCCGCATCGGAGCCAGATGCAAAGCTGGAAGAGGTCGCGGCAATGGCCGCATTGAAGTCCTCGAAGCTGACCCCAACGCCAGCCACCGCGCCGCCCGCCTGCCCGAGCGCCAGCCGGTAATCGTCAAAGCCGAATTTCGATTGCAGCAAGGCACCGGTCACGAGGTCCGTCACCTTGCCAAGATCCTCGGCGCGCTTTCCGAAGTTCAGCATGACATCGGTCGCGAGGTCACCGGCAGACGCAAGATCGGACGACGACGACGCGGCCAGCATCAGCGACGATTTCAGCGCGCCCCCAAGAATCTCCGAGGCGCTCAAGCCGTTCTTGGCAAGGATTTCGATGGCGTCGGCCGCTTCCGCCGCAGTGAATTGCGTGGTCGCACCCATGTTTCGGGCGGCCTCGCGCAATGCATTGAACTCGGAATCGGACGCCCCCAGGGCGGCCCGAACCCGGTTCATGCTGGCTTCAAAATCACCAGCGGTTTTCAGGATCAGCGCCCCGGCGCCCGCAATTGGGGCGGTCACCCGCAGCGAAAGCGTCTGGCCGACCTCTTTCATTCGGTCAGCGGTCCTCGCCAAGGACCGCTGCAGGCCGTTCATGCCTGCCTGCGCGCGCTTCACCCCGCTCTCGAATGCCGCGCTGTCCAAGGACAGCAGGGCGCGCAGGACGCCAATTTCAATCGCCATTTGGGTGGGACCTCGCGTGCATCGCTTGCATCCAGCCGCGCATCTCGGCCAGCGCAACAGGGGTATTCACTGGTGCCTCGGCGCTCTTGGGCGCCAGCGTTGGTTCAGGCGGCATGTCGCCGGGCTTGTGGTAAGCAAAGCGCGCGTATTGCGCCGCCTGCCACGCCAGCCGCAGGTCGCGCAGCGCGGAAGATTCCGCGATGATCTGCATTTCGCGCAGGGTGACGTGCTGGAAATCTCCGGGCGCCTGCCCAGACAGGCACCACGCCCGGAATAGCTCGGGCCAGTCTATGCCGCTTTCGGCGTCCGGCCCTTCGGAGGGTTTCCCCCCTTCTTCACCTCCGGGAATGCGGCTTCGGCGACGCGGCCGATGACCTCGCTTGCCGAAATGGCGCCCAGCGTGTCGATGATGACCTGTGCGCGGGCGATGTCGGCGCCCGCGCCATCGTTGGCGCATTCCGCGATGATCTTGGCGATGTCGGAGACGCGGAACCCTTTTTCGAAGCCGGTCATGATCTCGATCATGCCCATCCCGAAAATGTCTTCCAGCGCCATCATCGCGCGGGTCGACATGCGAAGGGTTTCGGTCTCGCCCGCGACTTCAATCGTGACGCCGCTGATCATCAGGAGCCCGCCGTGAAGGTGTAGGCACCGGTACACCGGATCTTGAGGGACAGGCCGATGATGCCGCCCACGTCATCGCCTTGGATCGAAGGGGTGACATAGCCCTCGAACACGAACTTGTCGGGCGTCGTCTGGCCGCGCTCGAGCGGAAGCGTGGTTTCGATCGACAGAAGGGTGCCATCTTCGCGATACCCGTCCGCCGTCGCGAAAAGTGCCGACGTATAGCCGCAGGGAATTTCGATCTCGCCCGGGTCCGTCAGGCCCTTGACGTATTCACGAAAGCCGCCGGAGCTGTCGAGGCTCGTCGCGTCGATCCATTCCGGCTCGATGACCGGCACCACGAGCGCCTTGCACTCAGGGATCGCGGCATAGACCACCGGATCCGCCGAGGCATCGCCCCATTTGGATGCCGCGCCGTGCACGATACGTTGCTTTGTCGCCATTATGGCAACCTCCTTTGAATATGCCGGTAGACCGGCGGGTTATTTGACGTAGGTGATCGAGAAGATCAGGGAGATGCGCTGCAGCAGAACGGTCTTCGTGCCCTGCGCGCCGTCTGCACCGTCTCGGATCGCATCCAGAAACATGCCCTGGACAGGGCCGCCACTGTGGCCATCAAGCAGCGCCAGAACCGCGTCTGCCGCGCCTTGCGCCTCCGCAAACGTTCGGCCGAACGCGTCGACCTGAATGCGGCCTTGCGTCGGGCCGGGTCCATCCATTGACCATTCTGCCCGGCCGGAAAGGCGATGCATCGAGACATAGGGGGCGCCTGCGCCGCTATCCAAAGTCCCCCATGCCACCGGGAAGGGCACAGATGCCAAAAGAAGGTCCTGAAGGTATTTTTCCATCAGCGCCGCGCCGCCCGTTTCGCCCGCCGCGCCACCGTCTTGGCGATTTCCTCGCGGAACCTCTCGGCCAGCCCGCGCAAGACCTTGTCTTTGTTGGCATCCCATGCGGGAGTAAGCATCGGCTGCGGCGAGACTGAGCCGGTGTATTTCCCGCTTTCGTGGTATCGAGGGCCGGTGCCCCACTCCAACAGGTGCGCGTGCGGTTTGCCGTCGCGTCCGCTTGGGGCGCCGACAACCATATTGACAACCGACCGGCCGGATGGCGGCTGCGGCTGCGAGCGTGAGACCTTGTGGGTCACCTGAAAAACATCGTCATCGGCTCCAGGCCAAAGCGCATTAGCCATGTCTGCGACAGGTTGAAGCTCTTTCTTCATCACCCGACGCGCGACGCCTTTCGATGTGCTGCGCGGCAGGTCCGCCAGCGCCTTCTCGATTTCCTTCAGGCCCGTGACCTTCATGCTTATCGACATTTGCGCCGCCCTCCTTGCGCAAAAACCCCGGATCTTACGGCAATGGAAATCCTGTGCGACATGTCGGTCAGTCGGCCTCAACCACCAGCCACACCCACGCCCGATCCGTGATCGCGTCCACCTCGCGGATATTCCATTCCTGCCCGCGCCGAGTGTCGCGCATCCGCCAATCAGTCGTGATGCGCCTCGATTGACTGCTGGAGTTGATCTTGACCTTGTAGCTGCCACGGCCAGCCAGCCGCGCCGCCTGGACCGTCTCATCTCCCTTGGCATAGGTAAATTCGGCATGGCATGCGAACGCCTCTACCCACTCGATCGTGGTACCGCCGTATCCGTCAGGAACGCCGGATGGCCGATCGAACGCAACGGCTTCCGTCAGCACCGCACGATACCGCGACGTGGCGTTCAGACTGCGCGCCATCTCAGCGCCTCCACCATCGCACCGAAAGCCGGGGACAGGTCGTATCCGAAATAGAGATGCGTGAGGTACAGCTTGACCGCGACCTCGGCCGCGCGCAGCTGCCCCGCAGGCAGACCGCAGGTATAGCTGAGCGTCACGCCCTCCACCGGCTCGGCCAGCGTTACCATGGGGCCGAGGGCAGTCAGCTCAACACTGACCGCGCCCCCGGCCGAGGCCGTCACTTCGGACACATCGGGCATCGCCAGCATATAGGGGCCCGGCCCGACATGGGTTTCCTGCCAGCCCTGGGGCAGGATCGCCCGGCCCAGAACCCCGCGCCAGCCGTCGAGATGGGCCGTCGCGGCCAGCACCAGCCCCTCGATCATCGCGTCCTGCTCGTCATGGTCTATCTGAAGATGCGCCTTGGCGTCTTCCAGCGAGACCACCGGCCGCGCGGGCGGCGTCACCAGAACTGGGATCGCGGTCATTCCCCGGCACCCTTGCGGGCGCGGCGTGGTTTGGGCGCGGCCGAGGTCGAGGGTTCGGCGGTCTCCGCTGGCGCGACCGGTTCCAGAACACCGGCGGCGATCAGATGGGCCACCTCAGCCTCGACAGCCTCACGCATGTCTCCTTCCAGATACATGCGCTCGCCAAGATGCTGTCGCAGGACCGTGTATTTCGGCATGTCGTCCTCCTATAGGCTCAGGAAAGAGGGCGGTTCGCCCGCCCCCTCATAGAGCCGATCAGGCCTCGCGGCCGAAGTCGCCGTAGATGAACGCGCCCGGGCGATAGGTGGCCAGGGCAAGGCGCTTTTCGGCGAGGATCGTCACCAGGTTCTTGGTGAAATCGTCGTTCTCGTAGCCGGTCTCGATCGTGGTCGACCACCGGTCGAAGATCTGCGCCCCGGTGCGGAACGCGCCGACCAGCACCTTGTCGAGGGTCATCGCCATCGAGGGCACGACCGGCAGCGACCACATGGTGGCGCCGATGGTGCCCTGGGGCTGGCCGATGATGTAGCGCCCGGTGGTGTCCTTCAGAAGCTCGATCCAGGCCCAGTCGGCGGGGTGCATGACGACGCCATCGGCGGGCAGAAGCGCCAACGAGGCCTGCAGCATCATCAGGCGGATCTTGTCGATCGAGGTGGTGTCCGCGCCGGTCAGCGGGCTGACATAGGGCGTGGCCTGCGGGATGATGCCCAGCAGGTTCTGCCCGGTGCCGTCGCCGTTGAGCAGCTGGTTTTCCTCGACCAGGTCGAGACCGTAAGCGAGGCGGCTGTCGATCATCGAGCGCACGGCCGACACGTCGGACAGCACCTGGCGCGAGGCCTTCATCCAGTGGGCAATGACCTTGGCCGAGGTCGAGACCACCTCGAGGCGGAAATCCGAGGAGGGCTTGGCCGCGCCTTCGGCCACCATGCCCGCACCATCGGTGCGCGAATGTTCCTTCACGAACTCGATCGACTGGCCGTCCATGTTGCCCTGCGCCAGCAGCGCGCGGATGGTCAGCGGGCGCTGGGGCAGCTCGATCACGCCGGGCAGGCGCGTGGGCGCCAGCGCCGGGCCGATCGATCCGGCCGCGGCGGCGGTCGAGGTGGTCAGCGTTGCCTTGGTCTCGATCCGTGCCCGGTCACCCCGCGCGAACCCGCCCTCGGCAAAGCGCTTGTACTCGTCGCTGTCGACGAAGGACTGGCCAGCCGTCTTCGCTTCGGCCGGGGCGTCCTCGCTGCCGCTCCGCGCGATCTTCTGCTCGATCTCGCCCAGTTGCGCCTTCAGCGCGTTCATGCCGGTCAGCGCCTCGTCGGCTTTTCCCTTGAGGTCCTCCGACAGGGCCTCCCCGGCCTTCGCCTTGCCGAGGGCCTCCTCGGCCAGCGCCTTCACGCCGTCCAGCGACTTGTCGAGCGCTGCTTTCATCTCGACCGCCAGCTCGGCGGCCGTTTTGGTATCATCAGCCATATTGGCCTCCTGTTTGGGTATCAGGCCGAAAGGCCCAGAAAGGCGCGCATGAAATCCGCGCCGTCATTTGCCGCTGCGGCCGGTTCCCCCGGCCCCTTGAGGTGGATGCGCGCGGCGCGCTCCGCCTGCGAGTTCGACAGGCCGAAGGCCCCCTTCAGCAGATCCTCGAACTCCCGCTCGGTCAGCCGGCCCCCGGCCTTGAGCTTTTCCGTCACCGCAGTCACACGCCGCTCGGCCTTCACCGCGGCGATGGTCGCGTTCTCATTGGCGCCAATGCTGACGATGGACACTTCGCGCAGATTCAAGTTCGTCAGTGTGCGCATTTCCGCTTCCTCGTCGAGCTCGTAGCTCCTGACGCGATAGCCGATCGACAAACCGTCGATGTCGCCAGCCTTCAGCAGTTCATAGGCCTCACGCGCCCGCTGCACGCCCATGTTGAGCTGCCCCTTGACCAGCAGGCCCTTGCCGTCTTCGACGGCTGAGGTCCATTTGCCGATGGGCTGCCAGGGATCGTGCTGCCAGAACATCTTGGGCATCGTGCTCTTGGCGGCATGTTCAGCCAGGCTCTCGGCAAAGGCGCCGGGCGCAATGATGTCGCCGTAGCTGTCCGCCTCGCCGCCGAATGTGCTGGCATAGCCCTCGATCTCGCCCTTCTCCCTAAGGGCTTTGATATCGAGAAGCGCCGCCCCTTGCCTGATCTGCATCTCAGCCTCCATTGCCCAGGTCCTCAACCGCGGAAATCGGAACGTTCTGCTTCTGGATGCGCGGCACGTCCCCGCCAGGGACGGGCGGCAGCCCCTCGAGGCGCCGGACCTCGTTGATCGACATCGCGCCCATCTGCGTCATCGGGCCGTAGAAGGCCGCGCGCTCGGCGCTCGACCCGCGCAGAAGCGCCTCCATGTTGACACGCACCGACAGCCCGGCGGCGCGGTCCTCGACGCTCAGCAGCTGCTTGGCCACCGCCTGCTCGATCCGCTTGATCCGCCGCCGCAGGGTGAACTTCTGGAACAGAAGCCCCTGCTGCTCGACGCTGGTGGGCCAGGCGGTGGTGCCGCCGGGATGGCCGATCATCACCGGCGGCACCCCGAAGAAGCGGCAGATCTCCTCGACCGAGAATTGCCGCGTTTCCAGCATCTGCGCGTCTTCCGGCGAGATGCTGATATGCTGATAGTCGAACCCGCCCTCGGCGATGAACGGGCGCCCGGCATTGATGGCGCCCAGATACTTCTCGGGCAGCTTCGCCTCGACCAGCTCGCGCTGTTCGGGCGTCAGCCATTTGTCGAACTTCAGGATGCCGCTCGGGCGCAGCCCGTTGCGGAACATGCCCGCCGCCGACCGTTCCGCGGCCAGCGCCGAGGAAAACGCCTGGCGCCCGAACTGCAGCGTCGACATGCCGCCCAGCGGATCGCCTCCCGGCCCGCGGACATGCAGCACGTCGCGATCGGTCCCGACGAAGGATCTGCCGTCCCGCGTCCAGCGATATTCGAGCGCGCCATCGGGCCGCCGCCGCACCGACACCGCCTCGGGATGGATCGGGTAAAGCCCCACCACCCGGGCGCCCGACCGCTCGACCTGAGCATAGCCATTGCCCCAGAGCTCGATCGAGAGGTTGAGATAGTCCCAGAAGTCGAGCGCGGTCTGGTCGTAGTTCGGGCTGTCATGGATCACCGCCTGCAGCGGATGCGCCGCGGCGGGCGCGCTGAAGCCGACCGCTTCGCGGCGATGCACCTCGAAGGGCAGCGACGAGATGGTCCCGGCGACAAGGTTCGCGCAGGCCCAGACCGCCGAAAGCGCCATCGAGGACTGCGCGGTGACAATCTCGCCCGCATGGCCCGCGCCGCCCCCGAGAGCCGCGACCAGCGCCGCGTCCGTCACCTCGGGCAGCAGCGCGACGGTATCGGCCTTCTCTTCCATCGCCTCGATCGACGGCCGCAGCCATCCGGCAAGCCGGTCTCGTACCCGCATCAGGACGCCTCCAGAGCTGCCAGGAAATCGGCCATCGAGCCCCCGCCCTGCGCCTCGGGATCGCGCAGCATCAGCATGAAGGCGTCGAAGGTGGCGACCAGCGGGTCGATCTTCGACTTGCCCGCCACTTCCTTGGTGATCCGCACCGCCGAGCCCTTGATCTCGGGCCTGGCATTGCCCGCGCACCAGGACATCAGCGCCTGACCGCCATGGCGGAACGTGCCTTGCTTCAGCATCCGCTCAAGCCCCCAGATCGCGGGCGACAGCCGCCAGTCCTGGCCGACGATGACCAGCTGCTCGTAGGTGATGCCGCGGGCGAACATCTCGAACTGGATCGCGGCCGAGTTGGTGGTGTCGACGCCGATTGCATTGGCCCCCGGCAAAAGCCCCGCCTCCAGCAGCCGCGCGGCGATGGCCGCGACCTCGCGCACATCGCCCGAGGTGTCATGATCGTCCAGCAGCACCAGGTCGCCCGCCTCGGCGAAGTCCTGCAGGCGTGGAGCGATTTCCTTGCGTTCTTCCAGAACCTCGGGATGCGCCCAGGCCCGGCACCAGTGCAGCCAGTGCCCGGTCTCGCGGCAGCGCCCGATCACCGCCGCGGCAAAGAGATCGTCAAGCCCGCCGCCATCGACGCCGAGAACCGCCACCTCGCTCCGTTCGATCAGCTCCTCGAGGTCAAGCCCGTCCTCGGCGCAGCCATCCCAGTATTGCGCCCCGAGCCAGCCCGCCGAGAGGCCCACCCCGATCTCGATGTTGAGATGCTGCGAGGCCCAGATCTGTTCGGTATGCTTGGTGACGCGGCCATTGTTCTCGTAATCGTCGACCAGCGCCTGTTCGTCGATCGAGAGCCCGAGGTTCGGCAGCACGATGTTCCAGTTGCGCCGGTCGCGCCAATACTCCTGGTCTCGCTGCAGATCGGGCGGGAACTCGTACAGCACCGGTAACATTATCGGGGACAGGCCGCCGCGGCCGTCCCGGATCGCCCGGGCCTTGTCCAGTTCGATCTTCCAGATCCCGGCGGGCGGCTCGTCGGACTGGGTCGTGATCATCAGCACCTTGCCGCGGGTCTTGGTGATCCCGCCGCCACGGATCTGCTGCATCACCGCCGCGGCCTTGGCCTTCTTGCCGAGCTCGTGCAGCTCGTCGAGGATCGTGAAGACCGGGATTTCCCCGGTGACGATCGAGGTGTCGAAGGTCTTCACGTTCAGCTGGGTATTGGTCTTGCGCCGGGTGATGCTCTTGAGGTGATCCTGCACCTGGAAGATCGCTTCCAGCTTGGGATCGAGCCGGACCATGCCCTGCGCCTGGTCGAAGCAGCGCTCCGAGATGTTCTGCGACGGCCCCACCAGAAGCCCCTGCCGGTTCGGCGCCTCCTCCATGTAAAGCGCGGTCAGCCCGAGCCCGGCCACATAGGTGGTCTTCGAATTCTTCTTCGGCACCATGCACAGCAGTTCCCAGACCAGCGCGGCTTGGGTTTCGGGGTCCTCGGAGGCGAAGAAGGCCACGAGGATATCCTTGAACCAGTCGCCGCAGGCCTCGGCCATGGTCGGGTTGCCCGGCACGTCGGGCAGGCGCAGGCGGTTGAAGAAGGCCAGCGAGCGCGCCGCCCGTTCCTCGTTGAGCGGCACTTCGGCAATGGGCGTCTCGCCAGCCTGCAGCTTGTCCCACCAGTCCGGGCAGGCGAAGCGCGGCAGAGCCTCAGTTCGGTCGAACGAAATTCTGTCCCGCCTCGTGTTCCAGTTCCGCCATCAGATCGGCCTCGGCATCCCGGGCGCGCAGCTTGTCGACCTGCTTCTTGCCCAGCTTGTCGGCGCTCGCGGCCTTGGGCTTCTCCGACAGCCGCCGCTCGATTTCCATCCGTTCCTGCCGGTCGATCAGCTGGGCCAGCACCCGCTCGGCGCCGACATTGCCGCTTTCGGCCATGTCCCAGACCCGCATCAGCCGCCGCGCCTCGCGCTGGTCCTGGGCGGCGTCGCGTTCGGCCAGCTCGGGACTAAAATGCCGTCTCAGCGTCTTGACCGAGATCGACCGCCCGGTGCGCGGGTCCTTGATCACCCGCGCGATCCGCTCGGGCGCCCAGCCGACCGACAGCAACATGTTGACTTTGCGCGCGTTTTCCTCGGTGCGTTCGAAGGGCGGTCGGCCGCGCTTGCGCTTCACTCGGTAAACGACATCGCCGCCCAGGTTCAGTTCGAACTGGTCGTCCGGAATTGCATCTGTCACGGGAAAAAAATCTCCAGATGAGGGACCCCACCGGTCTGGGCCCCCTTGGGCCCCGAAGGTCGGACCACCCCCCCCCTTGGCGGGGGCATCAGCGCGTGGCGGCCTCTTCGCGCTGCTTCGCGCGGTCGTGGCAGGCCTTGCAGAGGCATTGCAGGTTGGCCCGGTCCCAGAAGAGCCCGGCGTCGCCCCGGTGGGGCACGATATGGTCGGCGACAAAGCCCGGGGCCGAGCCGGTCACGAGATCCAGCTGGCCGATCGCCGCCAGCGCGTCGCATTCTGCGGTCAGCTGCGGATGCACGGCGCCGCAGCGGCGGCAGCGGAAGTGATCGCGCACCAGCGCCGCCCAGCGAAGCCGCTGCCAGCGCGCGGTCTTGTACCATTTACGATAGTCGAGCCGCGCATCGCGACTGCGGGACTGCGCCGCCCGGTCGGCCGCCAGATAGCCAAGGCCTGTGCTCAGCCGGGGCGTGGCACTCCTCAGCATCTTCAGCCGGGCCATGGCTCAGCCCACCTCGCCGGTGACGCGTATCATCAGCCAGCCCGCCGCCGGGGCGGTCTCGACCGCGCCATCGGCATAGGTGATCTCGACCTCTGCGGCATAGGTGCCCGCCGTATCGGTGTCGCCTTCGGCCCAAGCGTACCGCACGATGCCGTCTGCGTCCTGCACCGTGGCGGGGGCGTCAATGACCAGCGGGGCCGAGGCGTCCCAATATGGGCGCATCAGGAAGCGGACACTGGCGCCGGTCAGGAGGCCACTGCCTGCGGCATAGCTGGGCAGTTGGTACTCGAGCCCGGGGCTCGTGTCGCCTCGCTTGATGGTGAAGGTTGTCGCGCTCACCGCCATCCCCTCAGGCTGCCGGGGCCTTGTCGCCCGGTCAGGATCTTGCCCTTGCCCGGCGTCTCTCCGGGCCGTGCCCAGCGTCGGCCGGACACCTGCCCTTGCGTGAAGGCGCCGCCAGCGGCCACGAAGGCCGATGCGATGGCCCCGCCACCGATCCGGTGCACCTGCCCGAGGGCGCCGCCGGTTGCGTCGATCCGGGCTGCCACAGACCCGCCAGCCAGGGCATGGGTCTGGGCCAGCGCACCGCCCGATATCGCGGCCTGTGCCACGGCAGATCCACCCCCGATCCGGTGGGTCTGGCCGAGAGCCCCGCCAGCGATGGCCACCTGTGCGGCGATGCTGCCACCCGGAACCGCCGATATGTCCCCGATGGCGCCGCCGGTGATGACCACCTGCGACGTGACCGACCCGCCGCCGATGCGGTGGTTTTGCCCCAGCTGGCCGCCAGAGACGGCGACTTGGGCCGACACCGCGCCGCCGGGCAGCGCATGTGTCTGCCCGAGACCGCCACCAGACGCCGAGACCTGCGCCGACACGACGCCACCGCCGATGGCATGCGTCTGCCCCAGCGCGCCGCCGGTCGCATCCGGTGCCGAAGCGATGGCCGACCCACCCAGCCGGTGCGTCTGCCCGACCGCGCCCCCGGAAATCGATACAGCCGAGGCAATAGACCCGCCGCCGACTTCATTCGGCGTCGTGGCGCCCGGGGTCGCGACCCGGAGGATGACCACACCATTCGCGCCGGGCGACCCGGCAAGATAGGGGCGGCTGGTCACGCCGGGGCCGCCATGGCCCGGGATGGTCGGGGTTTCCGGGTCGGTCGGGACGTTGACGTTCAGTTCCCAGATCCGGCCGGTGCCACCTGCGCCATATTCGACCGACAAGCCGGTGATGTCAGACAGGATGCCCGGGCCACCAGCCCCGGCAGTGTCTGCATCGGCATCGCCGCCGTTGCCACCGGCTCCACGTCCGCCGCCGGAGTGCTTTTTACCGCCACTGACCCGATAACCGTTGCCGCCCCGATAAGAGGTGGGATGCGCGGCCCCGAGGAGGCTGTCGCCATCATCCCGCGCCCCGCCCCCGCCGCCATCGGTCGGCAGGATCGCCGCGCCGCCGCCAAACCCGGCACCAATGCCACCGCCAAGCGCGGTCAGGCCAAGCGCTGAGGTGTCGCCACCAGACGTAGCGGCCGACGTTGTCGACGTCCCGCCCAGCCCGACCGTGATCGCCTTGGTCCCGGCGGACACCGCCTGTGTGCCGATCAGCACATCGCCACCAGACCCGCCGCCCGAGGCGTTGTAGTTCGCCGGAGACGAAGCCCCGCCCGCGCCGACGATCAGGTAATCGACGTCGCCCGGCGTCCCCACCGTGATCGCGCCATCGGCGGGCATCTCGTAAATGTCGTAGCTGGTCCCCGCGATGTTGACCGTGGTCTTGGTCGCCCCGGTCCCGGAGAAGGCCGAGATAACCGCATAGACCACGGGCTCAGCCTTTCAGTTCGCGCCGGTACTGCACCCCGGAAGCCAGCATGACGGCCAGCACGATCAGCACGGGCCACCAGAGCGCGGCCAGCACCCCGCCGGTGACATAGGCCAGATCTTCCAGCCCGTCAGACAGCGCAGCCCCGTAGAGACGCCACTGCGCGGCTTCCCAGATCGCATAGAGACCAATGGCGGGCAGCGCGGCCCAGGGGCCAAGCAGAAACACCGGCAGAAAGCCGATGATCAGCGCGTGGCCGGTCTGGTTGCGGGCATAGCCCCAAGGGTCGCCGATGAACGCGCTCGGGCTTTTGAACAGGTGCCAGATCAGCATGTCACGCCCCCGTTGCTTCGAGCGCCGCGATCAGATCGTCCAGCGCCTGCGCCTGCCGCAGCGGGGCGGCCGTCGCGTCCGGCACCGCCTCGATGCGGGCGATATAGCGGGTATCCACCCCCTCGCGCAGCATCGTCGCGGGCTGGATCAGGTCGCTGACCGCCAGCGTGTTGAGCCAGGCAGCCCAGCTGTCATTCCATGCCGTCGCGGCGGCGTCGATCTGCGCCAGCGCCGCGCCGAAATCGGCCAGCGTCTCGGGACCGCCGAGAGAGGCCATGAAGGCCTCTGCCGCCACGGGCTGTTTCTGCCCCTCGGCCAGAGCGGCAAGGCAGGCAAGCTTGGCAGCCCGCAGTGCCTCGATGGCGCCGTCAATCTCGCGCAGGCGCAGGTCGCCCGAGGTGTCACGGATATACCTCAGAGCATCGGCGGCGGCGATCACCGCCTCGGCCGCGCGCGGCATGACGGCGGGAAAACGCGAAAGGGCCATCAGGCATCCTCCCAGGGAAAAACGACACCGGGCATCCGGCGCAGCGTCCAGCCGGACCACGGATCGCAGTCGATTTCGATCAGCCCGCGCAGCTTGGTCCGCAGACGGGACAGGTAGGCGGTCAAGAGATTGGCGCCGCCCGCCTCGGGCCGGTCTGGCCAGAGCGCCGCCAGCAGGCTTTCGCGCGCCACGAACCGCCCCTCGCGGCGGTAAAGGATCAGAAACAGCGCCCGTTCCGTGCCGGTCAGGCGCCGAGGCCCCGACCAGCGGCCGACCGCCTCATCGACCTGACCAGCCAGCTCGCGGACCAGATACATCAGAACCGGCACCGCCTCTTCTGGCGGCATCGCCTCGATAGCGGCCTCAAGCGCCCGGATCGGATCGCGGCCCGGGCGCCCCATGTCACGCGGCCGGGGAGAAGCCGATCTCGATGGCCGAGGTCAGCGACAGCGGGTTGCCCGAGGTCACCGCCTGCGGGGCGGGAACCGGCAAGGTCGCCAGCAGCCGCGAGGTCGCGCCATCGACCAGCGCCCAGTGGGTCGCCGTGCCCGTCGCGTCGACCGTGCCGTCAGTGAAGGTCCCGATCTCGATCTTGCGGCCGCCGCCGGTGCGGGGCGCCTGCGCGCCGATGGTCGGGGATGCCTTGGTCCCGAGCTTGTAGGTCGAGGACGCCTCGGCATAGGTCGTGGGCTCCTGCGAGCACAGATACAGCACCGGGCTCGCGGCATCGCGGATCTCTTGCAGGCCCGCGTCGAGAACATCGTTGGAAAGGGTGGTCATGCGTGACTCCTGTCACTTTTTCGAGGGGATCGGGCCTTCGGTCTTGCCCAGCGAGCGTGGCGACCTGCTCGCGCAGTGTTCTGCCGTGAAGAGCGGATGCGGCGGGTCGCGCCTCTCGCCCACCAAGCCAAAGTCTCCACCGAAGACGTAGCCCCCCGTCGCCCACTCACGGTCCATCTTGGCCACGCGCTTGCGGTAAGCCAGCCACATGGCCATCCAAACGGCATGGATCACGGCAAAAAAAGCCACTCCTGCGGCGATGGCAATTTCGACGTTCATGCATGGCTCCTGCAGTTTGTGTGGCGCGTATCTCCGTCGCGCCCCGGCAGCAGCGTGCACGCGATGACCCAGCCAGCCAGCGCGCGTGTCAGCGCATCCAGCCAGGCATCCGGGATTTGCGCACGGATCAGACAAACAGGCGCCAGAGCGGCGTAAGCAACAGACACCCGCCAGCGCGGAACGCAAATGCGAATGCGAATTTCCACCGTTTTGGCCATGCGTGAATCCTGCGGCTTGTGTCGAGCGCGGCCCCCGCACTTGAAACGACACGCACCCATCCTCTCCGCAGAGGTGCCGGGCCAGCGTAGCGTGCCGATCAAAGGACGGGGTGTCTGGAAACCAACGCGCCCGCGGCGGGGGTTCCGACGCGGGCGCAAATGTGGAGCTGGCACAATGTCAACCAGGACTGGTTAAATGGCAAGAAGAAATTTTCCACGGCTCCATCGGCGGCATGGCGCGCGTCACCTCGATTGACACTAGCCCGGCCCCGCGCAGCGCCGCCTGAAGGTCCAGAAGCCAGCCCCACCAGTCAAGATAGGCGCGCCTCGCGGCCGCGATCTGCCCCGCCGTCGGATAGTAGGTGACAGGGCAGCAAGCCCCCCGCATCTCGACAACCGCCGCCCCATGGCGACCCCGGCCCGCCCGATACCGCCACGTATCGCCATCGGCCTGGGCAGCGCGCGGCCCATGCGAGGTCTCCCGCCACTTGACTGGCACGCAGCGCGGGCGGGCGTCCGGCATCCAGTCCGGGGTCCGGCCCGCGCGGGCCAGATCGGCAACCTGCGTGGCGGCGTACCAAGGCAGCGTGTTCCGCACCACGGTCGCGATCAGTTCGGCATCGTCATGCGGCCAGGACCGGCCCGGGCTGGTATCGACGCGGGCGCCCAGCTGTTCCTGCTGGATCGCGACATACTCCATGCCGTAGGACCGCCAGCCGGTTCCGCCGACCGCGCCGATTTCATCATGGTCGAACCGCGCGCATTCGGTGCCGAAGGCCCATTCCAGCGCCGCGCGCACCGGCATCTGGCGCAAGGCACGGTGCGCAACAGGTCTGGCAACGGAAACAGGTCTCAGTTGCATGTGCCCGCCCCCACGACCGCACCGAGGCGGCGGCACCTGTCGGTGATCTCCTGACGATGCTTCAGCCATTGGTCCTCGGCCGGGGCCACCTCGCCCTCACGCTGCTTCCGCGCGGTCAGGTCCTCGATCCGGCGCAGCGCTGGCCCGGAATTCTGCTTGATCTGCGACAGCACGAAGTCGCCCGGCCAGCGCCGGTTGTCCCGCAGCCAGTCCAGCAGTTCTGGCGCCCAGCCTTCGGCGATGGCGCGCTGACCGACAGCATGGCCCATCACCTTGCGGATCAGCGGGCTGTCGCCCACGGGCGGGGCGCACATATCCGAGGCCTTGGCGAGGATTTCGTTCGCGATCGGGAACCTGTCCTTGTCCTTCCCCCCCGGCCGGGCCGCCATCTCTTCCTCGAGCGCGGCCAGATCGAGGTCGGACATGTACGCCAGCTTGGCGCACAGCCCATCCAGCATTTCTTCAAACTCCGGCACCTTCATGTGCCCCGGCTTCACCAGCCCCCGCACCAGCAAGGGCTTCACCAGCAGCCTTCTCACCCTGTCTTCACCGGCCTTCTGGTCCCGCGCGTCCATCGGCTCTGCCTCCTGTTCTTTGCATCGCGACCGTTCCGCATCAGCGCCGGTCGGGGTGGGTAGAAATGTTTTGTTCTGTGTTTTCTTGTCTTGTCTTGTCTTGTAGGGCAGTCACAGCACTTGGCCCTTAAAAACAGGCGTTTCCGCCTGTCGCATCACAGCACGGTCACTGTGATATCACTGTGATTTCACTGTGACCGTCACAGCTGATCACACATCGTCACAGCCCGCGCCGCGTCGTCGATGATCCAGCGAAACGATGTCCCGCGGTATACCGGCCGCCTCGGACATGGCTGCCCGCACGTTGTCGTCATTGACCACCAGACCGGCCTCTGACAGCCAGTCCGTGACCACACCGATCACCTGCGCACTTTCGTAATGCGGCTTGCGATATCCCAGCCGTTTGATCCGCTCGCGCACCCGGCTGCGCATCGACGCCAGGCGCGATCGCTCGCGGGATTCGTCCCGCCCGCGCTTCCGCTGGTACATATCGACGGCGATCTTCGCGATGACCGGATGCCCCAGCCGGGCGCCGCGCCCTTCGGAATTCTCGACATGCACAGGCCGCCAGCCATGCAAGGCCCCGGTCCGCACCCGCCGCCAGCCCTCGATGTCCGACCCGAACCGGGCGATCTGGGCCAGCAGCACGTCGTCGTCCGGCAGGGTGCCCGCCGGATCCTGCTTGAAGGCCTCGGCCCACAGGATCAGCGCCGTGCCGATATCGCCCCGCCGGTCCTCGGCGCAGGCATAGGCCACGAAATCCGAGGTCAGCAGGCGGTTCACGTAAAGCGGCACCCAGTCGTGGTTCGACAGGGTGTCGCCCCAGTGCAGCGGATACCACCAGTCGTCCGAAAGGACCTCGACCGTCATGGCGCGCCCTCCCCATCATCCAGCACGGCGTCGACCAGCGCACCCTCCGCAATCGCCGCCAGAAGGGCGCCTGCCAGCTCGGCTACGGACAACCCCCGCGCCTGGGCAGCGGGCACCAAGGCAGCCCGCGTGGCACGGCCGATCCGGCAGGTCATCCTTGTCATGTCCGGGGAAAGGGCAGGCGCGCCATTGGCAAAGCGGGGGATGTCCTCGCCCGCCCTGCGCGCATCCTTGAGCATCTGGTGCAGCACGCGCGGCGCCACACCGTATTCGGCAGCCAGCACGCGGGGCGGGATGCCCGCCTTGGCGCGGGCGATGGCTTCGTCCCTGAAGGAATGCGCACCTGGCATGGTCACATCCCCAACGCTTCGCGGTAGAGAGCCATAACCGCCTCTTCCTCGGCCACATCATTGGCATCCCGCTTGCGCAGGGCGATGATCCGACGAAGGACCTTCGTGTCGTAGCCGCGACCCTTGGCCTCGGCCATCACCGCCGCCTGCTGGTCGGTGATCTCGGCCTTTTCTTGGGCCAGCTTCTCGAAACGCTCGATGAACCCCCGCAGCTCGCCCGCCGCCACACGATAGGTGCGGTCCCGCACCTCGACGTCCTCCGGGCTCTCCTTCATCCGCCCCTTGGCCGACGAGTTGACAGACGCTACCACCGCGTCTGCCGCTTCTTGCGTATCTACCAGAACCGCCAACGAAAAAGGCAGCGCATCGACCGCCACCTCACGGTGGCCGACGTGATCGGCGGGCGTCACGATGCCCTCGGCTTCAAGAGCCTCCATCAGGCGCGCGGCCCGGTTGTAGCCGACCCTCAGCACTGACTGCAGACCGGACGTCGACGCCTTGCGCGTCTTTACCACGTGCTGAGCCGCCTGAAGCATCAGCGGATCGACAGCGATGTCATCCGCACCCGCCAAGTCTGCGCCAAGATCGTCGATATCTTTCGGCATTTTTTCCCCCATCAGAACAGTCCCAATGCAAAGGTCATGCGGCGACCGCGAATTTGCCGGTTTCGTTGCCCCAGACCGACCATCCCGCCCGATCGGTGCGACTGAACAGCTCAAGCCGTCGTGCCTCTGGCATCAGCGCCTCGGCTGCGGCATAGGCCTCTTCCGGTTTTCTCGAATGTTCGCGGATCTGGCCCTCGACCACCGACCGCACGTTTCGCGCGGTCTTCGGCGCCCCGCGCGTGGCCAGCAAGAACGGCTCGCCCGCACATCTCAGCAGGTAACCAGTTCCAAAAGCCATCTTTCCGCGCGTCGTGCGCTTCACCCAATGGCCCCCGGTCTTGAACGCGAAGCCCCAAGCCGAGATCACTTCCAACGCCTGCGGCAGCATCGGGTTGGTCGCCCAAAGCCACAGCAGGCAATCGTCGGCCGCCAGCACGGACACCGGCAGCGCCTTGATCCAGTCCAGCGGCGTGCAGGCGTATTGCGCCTGCGGCGCCTTTGCCTGACCTTTTTCCGAGTACAGCTGATAAGCCCATGGCGGATCGGCCATGATCAGATCGAAGCCCCCCGCGGGGCGAAGCGCGGCGAAGTCACGAACCAGTGTCATGCCACCCCCCCTCAATGCCGAATGAACGCGATGGGCCGGTCGGTGGACCAGCAGACGGCGCAAGTGCCGCAATGGACGCCATCCCGATCGCCGCGATTGGCGGCGCGCTGTTCGGGGCAGACGATGGCATCGCCGATCCGCTTTTCCGGCTCCGGGTCGGTGATGTCGAACGACCCCCAGACGCCGGTGCGACCGGAATGGCGGATCATGAACCGGTCAGGATGGGCCTCGCGCAGAAACCGGATCGCGCGGCCGATCTCGCTGTCATCGGGATGCGCGGTGAAGCCGAAGACCGCGAGGCCCCGATGGGTCCGCAGCGCGGCATGCCACAGCGCGACACAGTCGAGACTGTAGAAATCGCCCAGCACGTGCAGCCGGATCAGCACCAGGTCATGCGCGGCGCAAAGGTCCGACAGCTCGCGGCGCAGCGCCGCCTCAAGCGCGGGCCCATGCCGCCAGCGGCGGGCATAGTGCATCGCATTGCCATAGCACCCGCGCCAGTGGGCGCAGCTGCGCGGACAGGTGGCCCGCTCTTCCAGCGTCAGAGTGAAGATCCTCGCCCCCCGCAGCCGCCCGACCAGGACGTCGCCGCCGATCTTGGCATTCATCGCACCGTCCTTCAGGACGGCTTCGCCGTCGCCCGGGTCGGCCAGCATGTGGCCATGCACCGTGCAGGTCGCGTCGGCGGGCACCATCTTCGCATAGCGCCCGTCGGCCACGACGCCGGTCTTGAACCGCCGCCGGTCCCGGATTGCCGCACGCTTCCTGCCGGCCTGCGCGATGCGCTTTGCCGCCGCCTTGTCATGGGCCTGGATGGGGGCCGGGGCCGGGGCGCCATCCCGCACCGCCTCGGGGGCCTCGGCAGCGGGGACAGCAGCATCCTTGCGCGGCTGGCGGCGACCATCCGGAATGTCCAGCCCAAGCGCGGCGATGTCCGCATAAAGCGACCGGGGGCTGACCCCAAATGCCTCGGCGATCTGCGTGCGGGTCATGCCCTGCGCCGCCATATCCGCGATCCGTGACCGCCGGTCCTCGACCGCCGCCGCCCGGGCCGCGTTGTGATCGGACAGACCTTGCGGCAGGCCGTGCGTCACCGGTTTGAGGCTAAGCCCCAGAACCTTCAGGTCGTTCCAGATCGCGGCCTCGGATACGCCCAGGGCCTGCGCCATTTCGGCCCCGGTTCGTCCGCCTTCCGCGACCATGACCCGAACGCTCTGGCGCCGCGCCGCCAGCGCCGGGTTGGCAGGCCGCCCGCTTTTGCGATGCGCCCATGACTTCGGCGCGTAGGGCTCGCGCATGACCAGGGTATTCTTGGACCCATCCCAGACAAACCCGCCATGCGCGGATGCCCCCGCGGGCACCGACGTCACGCGCCCCGACGCCACCGCTTCGTCGATCAGGCGACGTTCTTCGGGCGACAGGGCGTCCATCACATCGCCCCCCGAAAATCCCGGCCGCGCGTCTTGGCGCGCGCTTCACCGGGCAGGCCCGCCGCCAGGGAGGAGGAGAGCGGCGGATAGACGCGGGGCGCGCATTGGAAACGGTCAGGGGGAACCTGCGCGCCCCGCCCCGACGTGCCGTGAGCGGTCCGCCGGAAGGGGAAAGGGATCGGCCGGGCGGCCGGGACGGGGCCGAAGCCCCGAATGGACGTGAAGACCGACCCGTTGCGGCAGGGCGCTTTACAAGGAACGCCCTGCCGCCCACCATCGCCACCACCACAGTCAGCGACGGAGGAACCAGTGAAGCTGAGAACGATCAACCACATCCGCACAGTCCGCTTCCCGGAGGGGATCGAGGGGACCCCGATCAAGGCCATCCAGGAGGAAGACGTCGAAGGCCTCGACGATTGGCCGATCTGGCCATCGCGCCTATTCGCGCAAATCGGGATTGAGGTCATGGACGACATCACGCCCGAAGGATGCAGCCCCCGCGACGTAGATTTCGAAGTCGTGATCCGGTGCGATCCTACCGAGTCGCTCGCGACAATCGAGCAGCGCTCTTTACGGCAGCTTGCGTCAGATTTGGCAGTTCTTTCCGAAGAGATCGCACGCGCCGCAGAAGAAGGATGACGCCTGCGGCAAGGGCGATGTTCAGCGCGATCTGACCCACAAGCATGGTGATGAACATGGGAAAACTCCTGTTCCGGTGAAAGGGGGGCGGTGCGGGTCATGCGGCCCTCCGAAAAGCGCGAAGACCAAGGAACCCAGTCGCGATCAGCACCGCCGCGGACGGGGCAGGGACCTGCGCCACGTCAGGGCCGGTCGGTTGCGGCACAGGGGCGGGGTTGTTCCACCCGTTCAGCGCGCTGGAAAAGCTCCCAATGGACCCAACCGCCCAACCCGCCAACGACCAGGGCGATGAGTGCGGGCGCAGCGACCCCGAACATGACGTCGCGCAGGACATGACGGCGGGGACCGCGTGCATCCGGCATAACGTCCACTCCTGTCCCAGGGCTTCCTGCGGGCAATTCGCCGCCTCGCGCGGCAGCGCCCATTTCGCGGCATAGGGCATGTCCGACCCCACCGGGCGGAACGCCGACCGGCAATCGGCCAGCGTCACCACCTGCAGGTCATCCGCATGCCAGACCGGCACCGTCGCGGCGCTGGCCGGGGCGGCAACCGCCATGGCGAACAGGGCCGCGCGGATCATTCGCCCAACCCCTTGATACGGGCAAAAAATTTTTCAGCCTGCACCTCGAACCGTCCGGCGGCGGCGCGCGCCCGCGCCGCCCGGATCTGGTAAAACCGCGCTGTCACCCGCCACAGGACCTTCATGTCCGCACCTCCGGATCAAGGATTTCAAAGACCCGTTCGGCCCCGGCCAGCGCCAGGATGCGCAGCGTGTAATGGAACCCCGGCGCGTTTTCGCAGCGCAGCCAGTTCCGCACCGTGCGCGGATGCACCGGCACCCGGTCGGTGGTCAGAACCTCGGCCACCAGCGTCGCCAGCTCGTGTTCGCTGGTGGCCTCGGGAAAGGCCCGCCACATCAGCGAGGCGAACCACGCCCGTTCCCGGTCCATCTGACCGCCGCCGCTGCGGCTGCATTTTCGACAAGATTTTTCCACACCGTTTCCCCTACGCTGACCGTGTGGAAGCGGTTCAGACGTGGTTGCGGGGAAAGGCAGGGAGGACGTCGCGGGTGTCATGCGGCGTCCTCTTCGCTTTCGGGTGCAAGAAAGGCCGCCCGCGCCAGACCGATCTGCTCATAGGTCAGATCAACCCCACGCCGCCGGGCCGCCGCGATCACATCTGCGTCGCGCCGCGCCGGGATGCCGCGCCGCTTCCAAGCCGCCACAGTGGGGTACTTCTCCCCCATGTCGCGCGCCATCTCTGCGAGGCTCGGCCAGATTGCGAAGATATTATCCATGGGCGCCATGCTATGCATAACGCATATCGTTCTGTCAATGCGTTTTGCATTGCGTAAGCTGTTAAACCCCGCGAATGACGGATCTGGATCAAGCCGAGCGTCTGAGGCTGGCACGCAAGCGTGCGGGCTTCAGGGAAGCAAGTGACGCAACGGAACGATTTGGGTGGAAATACCCAACATATGCCGCACATGAGAACGGCTCGCGCGGCTTCAAAAGTCGTGCCGCCGAGTATGCGCGCGCCTTCAAGGTTGACCTATCTTGGCTACTGACTGGCCAGGTGGCACCAGCTGCGCGGGATACCGATGGGCGCGTGACCGGCTTGGCAGAGCCCGAGGTTCAGGCGCTGCGTCCGGGCCAGAAGACCTATCCAATCGACCTTGATCATGCGGCGCGGATACTGGCACCGGAATCGACACGACCCGCCTTTTTCCTTCTTTCGCGGGACCTTTCGGAACTGTCGCTGCGCCGCGGCGACTTACTGGTCTGCGACTTGCATCCGTCCCCCGACCCAGACCCCGGCAGCATCGTGCTGGTGCAGATCGTGGACGAAGCAACAGGCACTGCCGAAACCGTCGTGCGGCGCCTTTATCCGCCCTATCTGGCGGGCGGCCCGACGCATGACGCCCGCCCCCTGCGCTTCGACCCGGCCTCGATGTCGATCATGGGGCAGGTGGTGGCGTCGTTCCGGTATTGTGGCTGAGGTCTATTCCAGGGAAAGGACCTCGACGCTGCAGTCGTCATTGCGATAGCGGCCGATAGCCTCGCCCACATTCATGCCGCCGAACCCGTTTCGGGCGCGATACACCATGCGAATCGCGTGCCAGCCATTGGTCACAGGGCCGACAAGCGTATCGACATGTTCGAAGCTGTCCGGGTCGCGCATTGAATTCTTGACGATACGCTTGAACGCGGGATGCGACCCATCCCACCCCGACAGACAGTGAAATCCCTTCCGCCGGTCTTCGGCCTCGGCTGCGGCCTTCGCGTCTGCCGCAATCCTCTCCTGCTCCGCCTTCTTGGCAGCTTCCGCCTGTCGACGTGCAGCTTTCTCAGCGGCGGCTGCGGCTCTGGCTTCTGCCGCAGTCCTTTCCCGTTCTGCTTTCTCTGCCGCTTCCGCTTCCTGACGTGCAGCTTTCTCGGCGGCTTCCTCCGCGCGCCGCGCGGCACGGATCTCCGCCCACTCGGCCGGGTCCTCAATTCCTGCAAGACCGGCGGCGCCTTTGTCGCCGATTCCCTCGAACCCTTTCTGCCGGGCGTCCCATGACATCATCGCGACGATCAGCCCCGCCCAGACCAGCGGCGCCCCCAGAAAGATCGTAAGCCCGCGTTTGCGGCGCCCGGGGCGGAAAAGCAGCATGGCCAGCCCGATAAGCATCGCCACAAATGCGACCAGCGTCGCGACCAGCAAAGTCACCGCGGCCAGACCGGACATTTTATTTCCCCAATAAATCTCAGCACGCCCGATTTGACCCTGCCGCCACACGTTGCGGCAAGGTGATTCTTCGTCACGCATCGCCGCGTCATGGTGTTATGCATTTTGCATTGACTAGTGATAATGCGTAATGCATAACATTCCCCCATCACATGAGTGATGACAGCAAAGGGGACACCCATGAAACTGATCCTGACCGCCACCGCCGCGCTGGCCCTGCTGGGCGCGCCGCTGATTGCCTCGACCGACGCGACCGAAGACCTGGCCGCCGCCGCGACCCCGGCGACCGCCCCGGCCTGCTTCAAGCAGATCGAGGGCACCAACACCTTCCAGCGCACGGGCGCCGAGGGCTGCATCTACTACTCGGCCCCGACCGACGGCGCCTATCACGGCAATGACCCGGACCACGACGTCGACCGCTGACCATCGGTGTCCCGCCCCGCGCGGGCGGGCATCCCATGCTCAGAAAAGGAGCGAGGCCATGTCCCTGATCCAATGCGAAACGTGCGCCGGGACCGGCGAGGTGGTCACCGACTGGGATGTCTACCTGCATCCGCACGAGGGAGCCCCCGCTGAGGCTGGCGTAAAGGACTGCCCTGAGTGTGACGGCCTCGGGTGGTTCGATGATGGCGGTTCTGCTGCCGACGAAGAGTCCAACTGAGGAGGCGTCCATGCCCGACTTTCCGACCCGACCCTCACCAAGAACCCTGACGCTGGGGGTGCTGACCGGCGCGCTGGCGCTGATCACCCTTTGGGGCGGCACGGTCCTCGCGGCCCGCGCCCAATCCGCCGCACCGGCCTGTGTGCTGGCGCTGGCACCGGAGGCAGCCCGATGATGACCTGCATCGACCCCGGCGCCGCCCAGGTCGCCCATGCCAGGGCCATCGTCCTGAACCCGGGCGCCTACGCGCATCGCCTGTCGATCCGGCTGCATGCCTGGGCCGTCCTGAAAACGGCCCGCGGCCAGACCGTGCGCGCGGCCCGGCTGCAGCAGATGCAGCGGACCGAGAACCATCGGGGGCTGGCCTTTGACCGCTCCGGCCCAACGCCCGGCGGGGATGATGGCGGAAGGGCGGCGTGATGGCGGGAATTCTCGAAATCGAAATCGTGCGCAGCACAGACATCGAGCGTTTTGTCAGCAACCATTTGTTGGACGGGCTGCTGCCGCCCCGTCGCGGCTGGGGCTGGGGCTGGCGTCGGCTGCCCAGATACAAGGTAATCGGCCAACGGCGCTTTCAGCTGCACGCGACACGCGGTTGGAAATGCATCGGGAGGACCGGCCGATGAACGCCGCCGAGCATGTCGCCCGCGAAATCCTCAAGGCCTCCGAGCATGCCGCCCGCGAAATCATCAAGCGCGAGGACTTCCTGGCCGAATGGGGCAACGCCGCGCCTGCGGTGCAGGTGGCCGCGATCCGCGGCGCGCTGCGCCAGACCGGCTGGACGCGCGTCGGGACTGCCCCGGTCGCCTTCCACGAGATCCAGCTTTTCGGGGTGCTGGCCCGCGCCGCCACCGAAGCCGACGCCGTGGCGACGTGGTTCGACGCCGCCCGGAACCGCTTTCCTTTCGCCTGACACCGAAGCGCCCGGATGGTCCGGGCCACAGCCAGAAAGCCCGACCGATGAACGGCAACAGCCCGCATGAAGAGGCGCCCGGCGCCACACCCCGAGGCGCGATCCTGATCACGGCGATCATGGTGCCGGTCCTTCTGATCGGCGGCGCCGGGGCACTGTTCCTGGTGCTGACCGTCCTGAAGATCGCGCGGGGGATTTTCTCATGATCCCGTTCCTGCTGGGCATGCTGGCTGGCGCTGGCCTTTGCGTCCTGATCATGTGGGCGCTGGCCGCCGTGGTCTGGCACTTCGGTTGGCTGGACTTCTGATGCGGGTACTGATCGGCTGCGAGACCTCGGGCGTCATGCGCCGGGCCTTTGCCGCGCGCGGGCACGATGTCTGGTCCTGCGATCTGCTGCCCGCCGAGGACGCCACCAACCGGCACATGATCTGCGATATCCGCGAGGTGCTGGATCTGGGCTGGGATCTTCTGGCCGTGATGCATCCGCCCTGCACCCGGCTCTGCAACTCGGGCGTCCGCTGGCTGCATGTGCCGCCGACCAACGCCCCGGCCGAGGCGCAGCCGGACGAAAAGGCCGCCTGGCCGAACCTGCCCGAAGAGGCCCGCCGCGCGATCATGTGGAGGCTGCTAGACGAGGGTGCTGCGCTCTTCTCGGCCTGCTGGCAGGCGCCGATCCCCCGCGTCGCGGTCGAGAACCCGGTGATGCATCCGCATGGCCGCGCCCGCCTGCCCGCCGATCTGCCGAAGCCGCAGATCGTCCAGCCTTGGTGGTTCGGCGAGCCCTTCTTCAAGGCCACGGGGCTCTATCTGCGCGGCCTGCCGCCGTTGACAGCAACCGACAGGCTGACCCCGCCCGCGCCCGGCACCGGGACGCACAAGCGCTGGAGCGCGGTCCACCGGGCCCCGCCCGGCCCCGACCGCTGGAAGATCCGCAGCCGCACCTTCGAAGGCCTCGCCAGCGCGGCGGCCAGCCAATGGGGCGGCGACGCAAGACAGGAGGCCGCGTGATGGCAGAGACCGAATGGCCCCGCGAAATCTGGGCCGCCCAAGCCGAGCCGGACGGTGCAGAGGGCAGGCACGTCTTTTCGGAACACGCCACCGTCCCGCGCTTCGAAGGCGACAGCGACCGCGATTGCGCGTTCCACCGCTATGTCGACGGCGACATCGTCGACAGCGCGGATCGCTACCACCGCGAAATGCTGATCGCCGCGCGCGCCCGGGCCAACGCCGCAGAGGCCGAATGCGACCGGCTCCGCGCCGAGATCGAGCGGCTTCGGGATGTGCTGTTTGGGATCGAGATGCTCACCGCAACCGGCGACGGATTGGGGCCGCAGGAGACGATTGAGGTTCACCTGCTCGCCGCCGAGGGGCGGTCGGATGACCCGCATGCTTGGCGGGCCGATCCTGCTGCAATTGCCCGACTTCGCGTCGCGCTCAGGCAGGAGGGCCGAGAGGATGGCTAATTTGGCGATCAACCTGGCATCGCTGCCGCCGGAGCCGCGATGGACAGTCTGCATTCACCTGAAAGGCGGTCATGTGGCGCGCCTCATGATGCCAGAGGCGAACGCGGTCAGCCTGTTGGAAGCAATAGATGGCCACGTTCGT